AGAACAGAGCAGATGGAGTTCTGGGCCGATACCTTGCCAGAACGAGTGAGGAACAAAAAGACTTCCCTTTTAGCTGGCAATCTTTGATCCCTGATGAGGAACAGACAGAACTTGCTGAAGCATTGAGGAGATCATATGTTGAAATTGTTAAGAATACGTTTTCAGAAGTTAATGATTCAAATGTTGCTGGAGTATTGGAATTTAGTGAAAAAATACCAGAAGTTCAACGAATACTGACCCAATCAAATACCAGGGCTAACTTAATACATTCCACAACTCAGAAAAGAATCCAGGATGTTTTAACTATTGCTAGTGAAAGAGGCTACTCAATAGATCAAGTAGCAAACGGAGTTCCAGCAGATAAATTTAGAGGTGTTAGAGAAGCCCTTGGAGAGACTCAGATCAGAGCCAGGCTGATTGCCAGGACTGAAGTAATGAGAACTCAAAACCTATCCTCCCTGGCACATTTTAAGACTCAGGGATTTGAATACATGAGAGCAGATGATGTTGATGGAGATCCCAACGATAATTACATTCCTGCTGGAGATCCTTATGGAAGGACTTGTGCCGAACGTAATGGGCAGATCTACCATGTGGATGATGCTGTCAATATAGATGACCATCCCAATGGAACTTTAAATTGGTCTCCAATGCCCAGGACATACAAACCAGATGCAGTTCTATCTGGCTACAAAAAAAATCCCCATGTAATAAACAGAATTGCAAAAGTAGATGCTCCAGAATTTTTAAGAAGTAATGCCAGGAAAGGTCTGGCTTATTACGAAGAAGGAAAAGGTGGATCTGGCCTAACACGCAAAACCATCAGAGAGGCATCTGAAATTGCTGGAGGATTTGTATCAGAGGACAAAGTTATCAGAATGAATGCCTGGTTTAAAAGACACCTGGTTGATCTCAATACACCAAGAAACTCAGACAGAAACAATGAGGACTTCCCTGGTGCTGGAGCAGTTGCCTGGTATCTCTGGGGAGGCTCTCCAACAAATCCAGAGCAGGCTATGAACTGGGCAGAAAGAACTGCTGAACGAATTAGAGACAATGAATATTCAAGATCGCAAGGAGTATTGCAATGACTACGACTCAAGAAAGGATATATAAAACTTTTAAGACAGAAGTAAAGGTACTAGATGAATCTCAAGGAATCGTTACAGCATTTGTTAACACCATGGGTCGCAAAGATTCTGATGGGGACATTATTAATCCTACTGCTTTCAATAATTCTATTAGAGACAATCTTCCTATCCCTGTACTGGCTGGACATGACCAGTCAAAGATAGTGGGCAAGGTTTTGACAGCATATCCAATGGCTATTGATGAAGATGAATACAGACTCCATGCCACTATGCAGATGAACCTGGAAACAGAGGCTGGCAGAGATGCTTTCTCCAATGTTAAAGGGAACTATGTAAAAGAGTGGTCTGTTGGATTCAATATCCCAGAGGATGGGGTAGTCATGGAGAGAAACGGAAACGAATTAACCAGGGTAATTAACAACCTGGACTGGGTTGAGACCTCATCAGTTATTAGAGGGGCTTCTCCAGACACTGGAACACTATCAGCTAAATCCATAGAACGTGGATGTGACTGTGAATGTACTTGTGGCAAATCTATTAAAGAACAAAATGAACCAGAGGAAAAAGTTGCCTCAGATGCGATTGAAGAAACTGCCTCAGACACGACTGAAGAATCCTTGGTTCAAGTTGCTAGAGCCAGAATTAATTTACTTAAAACTAAATTGGATCTGGGTCGAAAAAAGAAACCTAAGTATTAAAAAGGAGGACAGTTATGTCCACGAAACAAATGAGAGAGGAAGCCCAGGCTTTACTTGTTAAAGCAGAGGAAACTCTTGGAACAGGTGATGTTCAAGCATCTGGCAAAATGATAGAAGATGCTCAAGCCACTATGGAAAAAGCTGACGCTATTGACGCATCTGCGTCACAAATAAAAGCACTTAAAGGCGAATTTAATAAGCCTTTGAATACAGTTCCTATTGCGTCAAATGATGTTGAGAAATATAACCCTAATGATACTACCCAGAAGATTAAGGCTGATTACAAGCCTCAAACATGGATCAAGGGTTTGCCAGCGATGGCTCAGCCAACATGGGTACAAGAGCAAATGGGTGATAACATAAAGGCTCACGCTAGATTCCAGAAAGATACATTTATTAAATGGATGAAAGCTCCGTCTGAAGCATCGTTTCAGATGACAGCAACCCCTGAAGAAAAAAAGGCAATGCAGGAGGATACTGACGCAGAAGGGGGATTCTTCGTACCAGAAGAATTTATTAACCAGGTGGTTCATGACCCTGGAGTTCCAGGCAGTCGATTGCGCCCATATTGTAATGTCATTCGAGTTGCGAGTAAGGATGGATATATTCCTTCTATAGCTTCAGCAAGCTGGGCGGCAATTGCAGAAGAAGCCGCATTTTCAGACCAGACTCCAACAGTCGGTCAAGTAGCATTTAGTCTTGAGAAGTCTGGTGGTCTTGTTAAGGTTACTAGGGAACTTCTTGACGATAGCGCAATAAACTTACCAGCTATGCTTTCGCAGATTTTCCAAGAAGCCGCAGGTAGGTTTGAAGACGTGGGAATAATCAGCGGAAACGGCACGACTCAATATGCTGGGATAATGGGCGCTAGTCCTGCCGATTACACGATGGCAAATGCCACCAGTGTTGTCGCCGCCGACCTTACTGGAATCTACTTCACACTTGAGGAACAGTTCAGGGCTAATGCCAGTTGGATAATGAAGTCCACAATCGCGTCACTCATAACGAGTATCGCATCAACAACGGCTGGAGTTCACGCGATTCCCGATCTAACATCGGCTCCCGCGAATTTCATACTTGGGCGACCCAATGTAATGGTCGACTCGGCTCACGGTCTTGGTGGAAACATCACAGCTACGGAAAGGATTGCCCTATTCGGCGATCTCAAGCAGTATGCAATTTTTGATCGTGCTGGATATTCAATCCGTCGTAACGATTCTTTGTATCAAGAGAACGATCAGGTTGGTTTCTTTGCAACTCGGAGAGGGGATGGGCAATTAACACTTCCTGCCGCTTTCAAGATGTGTAGAGCCGCCGCTAGTTAAGGGCTAAAAAACTGAGTGGGAGGCAGTTCTCCGCTTCCCACTCTTAAAAAAAGTAGAGGAACAAAATGGCAAAAGTTAAATGTTTAAGGGAAATAATAATTCCGAAGCTCGGGTTGCATTGTCTAGTTGGCGAAACTTATGAAGTACCAGCTGAAATTGCAAACGGATATGATGACAGTTTTGAAAAGTTGATAAAAGCAAAAACTAAAAAAGCAGAGACTGCAGAAAACAAAGAATCGGCAACTGAGGAAGACAAATAAATGAAAGTTAAATGCATACAGAACATTGCAATCAGAGAACTGGGACAGACTTTTTTTCAAGATGAGGAATATAACATCCCAGCCAAAATTGCTAATGAACATACAGCTTTTTTTGAAAAATTATCTTCCAAAACTACAGATACTGATGTTGAAGAAACAGAAGTAGATGAAGAAGAGGAAGTAGAGGAGACTGAATAGTGGTAACACGTCACACATATGCCTCAGCAGATGATTTAAGGGACTATTTAGCTGGAACAACATATTCATCTGGATGGACTTCTGATGCTTCTGTTTTAAGAAGGATTCTTGAGACTGCATCAGGCAGAATTGATAACTATGTTGGGATGCAATCTTTTGGGCCTAGAACAGAGACCAGATATTATGATATCGGTTCTGGATCTTTAAGGAATACTGTTCAAATAAATACTTTTGCTGGTAATGATACCGATATAGGCGTTGGAGATAGATTAGTCCAGGCTATACCACTTGATGCATGGCTAATATCTGCAACAACTGTAACTTCATATAGTGGAACGGATAGAACCAGTTCTGAGACCTTAACTGAAGGCTATAACAATGATTATTGGCTAGAGCCTTATAATGCTTCTCCCAAAACTCATTTCAAAATGAATGAGGATACTGCTAAAAGTTTGAACTCAGGCCAGCAGACTCTAAAAATTACTGGTAGTTGGGGATATAACGACAACAAGACAGCATCATTGACCACAACAGGAGCAATCACTGGCACAGGTATTACCTCTTTTGGAGTTAATGACGCATCTGGTTTAGATGCAGTTGAAACTATATTGATTGGCTCTGAGCAAATGTACATCACTGGCATATCATCAAACACTTTAACAGTTGAGAGAGGCGTTAATGGTACGACAGCAAGCACACACAGTGCTGGGGCAGATGTATATGCCTACATCTACCCATCTGACATTGTGCAGGCCTGTTTAGACCTAGGCAGAATATTCTTCAGAGATAGAGATGCTGGAGTAACACCAACATTAGGGACAGGAGAGCAGGAAGTTACCAGGAGTAACGTAGATGCAGTATCTGTCCTGGCAACTCTTGAATCATATAAATCTACAACTTCAGACTCAGGAGTTTATTTTTAATGTCTGCAAAGATCACAACATCTGGGGCCTTTTTTGACCAGCCTATTGAAAAATTAGCTGAAGCTGTCCATAGAGGTTTGCTTGATATAGCAACTATGGGAGCAGTCAAAGTTAAGGAGCAACTCTATCCAGGGCATGGTCGAGTGACTGCATTTTTAAGAGGCAGAGTTGCAGGAAGTGTAGTAGGCAACTTCCAGGCTCAAATAGATGCTGGAGAGGTTCAGTTTGGAAGGAATGTTGTTTATGCAA